AGACTTCGGTCTCGCGCTTGTCCATCGCGGTATAGAGGAAGGGCTGTGGCTTGATATGCCTCTTTGCCCACCCGAAGTGGATCGGCCCCGCGTAGGGCACCCGGCCCGCCGTGCCTGCCTGCACGACCGCGGCACTGGTTGTCGGCATCGATTTGATCGACCTCTGCAGACGCCCCGACTTGACCGGGACCTCTACCTGAGCCTGCTTGACGACGACCTCGCCGACCTCGCGGTACCCGGCCTTCAGCTCCGTGGCATCAGGGGACGCCTTGGCAAGCCGGAGACTCAACTCCCGGGCACCTTCGACCTGAATACCGACCTTCTGGCCCCTGAGGGCCATCCCTGCCGCGCGGGCCATTAGAGCGCAGTGTCGAGGGTTACCAACGTCACGGTGACCGGCGCGTCGACCCCGTTGTGCAGAATCTGGAACGGAAGCTTCTGCGTGGTCAGCTTCGTGCTGTCCGACTGCGGTTCATCGCCGTCGAACTGGGCCGCCGGGATCGTGACCGTGAGGCTCGCGCGAGTGGTTCCGTCGATAACCTCGCCCGTCTGGACGAATGAGATCGGGACGACGGTGCCGGCGCGCATGTAGCCGTCGAGGCGGCTGTCCTGGTAATCGGTGTCCATCGAGCCCTTCAGGTTCGGGACGTTGTTGCGGACCGGCTGTGCCTTCACCTGGGAGTTGCGCAGGTAGAGCCGCTTGTCGTCCATCTTCAGGTCCTCGGTGACCTCGAAGACGCGGCAAGCCTGCACCGGCTGGCCTGCGACCGACACCGAAGCCGCGGTCCAGTCGAAAGGCATCCCCGCTGCCGGGTAGACCGGGGTGCCGAGGGCAACGGAGGTGAGCACGTCGGCGTAGTCGATATCGAGGGAGAGGGACGTCAGCTTGCTGACCTCGGCGTGGATGGTCCAGCCCGTGACGACACCGCCGATCGCGGTGAACGGGTCAAGCGGGGTCGCGTCACCGCTGGTGCGGGAGCGCGCCATCTGCACCGTCAGCGACTTGCGCGGGCCGGTCAGACCGGATGCCCAGGACCAGGTCTTCGCGGCGGTCGCACCGGTGCCGGCGGCAACCGCGGTGTCGAAGGCGGAGTCGAGCAGGAGGCCCACACCGGAGGACATGACATCAGTGTCGATCTTGCCCTTCGCGCCCTCGGTGATCATCTTGCGCCGGTCGGCGCGGACGGCAGCCATGCCGGCGCGGAATCCGATCGACTCCAGCGGGGAACGGTTGATGGCGAAGGCGTCGGCCTGACCTTCGATACCGCGGGTGAGTGCGGCCGGGGTCGCGTAGGTCGTCTCCCGGCCGATCAAGAGGAACTGGTCGAGGATGGAGCTCATGCCGCGCCTCCCGCGTCATCGTGTCGGCTGAACAGGTTCGGCACTAGCGCGTCCAGACCCTTGACGTCGCCAGGGGAGAGCGCGTCGATCGACATGCCGTGCGACACGGTCAGGACCCGGTCACCCAGGTGCACCGTCGCGGGAGCGCCGCCCACGTAGACGTACCGCGGGTACGTGGCTTCCTGGTCCAGTCGATCCTCCGGCGGCGAGACGTGGACCACCTCACCTTCGCGCTTCGTCCTGGTCACCATGGCCTCATCCTATCTCACGGTCGGGCGGTTACCTCGACCGAGAAGTCAAGGACGCTGTACTGGGCATTACCTTGCTGGAAAGTCGCGTTCAAGTTGAAACCCACCACTTTCGCCCACTGGACCCCCGGCACGTCGCCCAGCCGCGGGTCCCGCGCGATCTCATCCAAGACCTCGCCGTACAGGTCCACGACGGCCATCTCTGCGTGCAGCTCGGCGTCCTGACCGGGCGGCTGCCTGACCACGATAATGCCCGTAAGCCGGTAGGACTCCTCGATGCGAGCCCTGGACCCCGCCGCCCGGAGCGCCGCCACATCGACCTGACCAGCTTCGATCGCGACCAACCGGATCGAGCGGTCGGGCCAACTCTTCGGCTCAGCAGAGAACACAGAGACGCCGGCCAATCCGGGCCGGGCGCGCAATATCCCAATAAGGGCAGAGCGTGCCGCTACGGCCGTAGTGCCTACAGTCATGTCTTTATCCTACCAAGCGCTCGGCGTGGAGAATCTAAAGCGAGTAAGGATGGTGTCATAGTCCGGTATGCCGGTAAACCTACCCTTACTTGCATCCGGCATCGAGATGTTGACGACACCCATGTCGGTTGTCACCGATGTAGCTCTATCTGGTACACGACTCCAGAGATTGGCAGCGTTGTACGAGGCCAATCCGGACACCACCATTGCGATAGACGATGGTGTCTCCACCACCCGGATAAGACCCGTGGCGGGGTCGATGGTGTTCCCGAACGTCCGGCCGCACGCGCTCTCCACCGTCTCGATGGCGACCCTGAGGCCAGTGGAGAGCGCGTCGTCGGTCAGGCCGGCCGTATCCGCGCGTAGGCGCAGGTCCGCGAGCGTGGGATACGGCATAGCAGGTCAGCGCCGGGTCGTCTTGGGCGTAGCGGTCGTGGTGCGGACCGTGCGGCCCTGGCGGTCGGCGGTGTCCGTCGTGTGGGTCGGGGCCTTCGTGGTCCTGCCCGTCCCCGCGGGCTTAGCCGGCTCGGTCCCCGCTGCCGCCTTGGCCTGCTCGGCCTTGACGTCGCCCTCGTGGGACTTCTCCAGCGTCTGCGCCTCGACCACCGGGGCCTCCTCCTTGACCTTGTGGGCCACGGCCCGGGCCGGGTGCGCGGTGACAAGACCGGCAGACGTCAGCTTCTCTGCCACGTCATCCGGAACGTCCATTTCCTCCCGGACCTGCGGGCCGAGCGCGACCCTGTACGCCTCGGTCGGATAGACGACGGCCATCAGACGGCCGACGCCTTCAGCGTCTTGAACGCCTGCGGATTGATCACGGCGCCGCCGACCCGCTGCACGTAGCGGAATACCGCCTCGAAGGTTTCGAAGCGCGCGTCATCGGACCGGTCGATCCGCATTCCACCCGCGTAGAGCGCGGTGTAGGCGCGCTCGATGTCACCGAATCCGGCGATCACGCCGACCCCGTAGGGCACGCCCGGGTCGACCACGATAGGCGAGCCCATGAACGTATCCGGGGCGCTTGCCACGTAGCCGGGGACGAACAGCGGGCGGTTCTGCAGGTCAGTCAGGGCGTAAAGCAGACCCTCGACCTGCGGGGAGACCATCCAGACCGCATTCGTGCGGAAGGGGGAGATCACCGAGGTGCGAAGCGCCAGCAGGTCGGGCAGCTTCAGCGCGGCAGCGGAGGCAATGGTGTTGCCGACCGCGGCGTTGGGCAGGAGGCCCTGAGGCTGGATCACGCCGTCACCGACGAGGAATGCGCGGTTCACGGCGTCGCCCCAGTCGCGGCCGGCCGCGCGGGAGAGATAGCCGACCAGGTCGAACTGCTCGTCCACGAGCAATTCCTGCGAGAGGGCCGACAAGCCCTTGTAGCCGAATGCGCGAAGCGTCACGGTGCTGAAGCCGGGACCGGTGTCCGGGATCGGCTGACGCTCACCGAGCCACTGACCGACGAGGCGACCGGTCTCCAGCGGGAGGATGTGCTCGCGCCCGTCGCTGGCCGTGATCGTCCGCGCCCGCTGCATGATCGTTGAGATCTGGAACGCATTGGCCACGATCTGCTCGACAATAGCGAGTCCCGTCACCGCGACGCCGGCCGGGGAGGACCCCGCGGCGGAGGACGGGGCGACGGTCGGCGTAGCCGTCGGGCCGTAGACAGTGATCGCACGAGCCGAAGCCCGTGCGCGGGACATCACCTGGTCGACCGGCGCCGCGATGTCCGCGCCCATGCCCTTAGGGCCACTGGCGATGCGGCGGAGGAACTCGCGGTCGGAGACCCGCTCGCTGGGACGGACGTCAGGGGTGTGGAGCAGCGGCCCAACGCGCTCGAGCGCGCTAGCCCACTCACGCTCGGCAGCAAGGGCCTGGCCCTCGTCCGTGATGATCTTCAGAACCTCGGATGCGCGGGCGGTCCGCTGGGCAACGCCGGTCTTCTCGTCGGCGGTCAGCTCACGCTTCTCGACATCAGCGAGGGTCGCCACCCGCTGAACCTCGGAGACAAGCGCGACACGCTCGTCCCGGAGCTTTGCCAGCTCTGCTGCGGTACGTGCCACTGTCCTGCCTCTCAGATGATGTAGCGGGTGGAGTGATGGTAGCTACGAGATTCGTCGCTACCCGACCTAACGATATCACTCAGCGAACCATTGGCGGCGGCTGTCTTCAGCGCCTCGACATCGACGCCCTTTGCCCGGGACAGGGACCGCATCGCTGCGCTCGTGTCCAAATAGGCGGGGAAGCTGGTCGGGCCGACATCGTAGAGCCGGAAATCGGTCATGACATGCACGAGCTGGTCCCGGGCGTTGAATGCCCAGTCGTCCCCGTCTGGCGGGCAAAGGAACGTGAACGAGGAGCCGACGATGTCGCGCCGCGCCAGACTGACCGCGAGGTCCCGACCCATCGTCGTATCCGGCAGGTCCACCCTGTAGGCAAGCCCCGTGCCGTCCAGCGTCAGGGCCAGCGTGCCCGAGCTGGTCCGACCGAGGACGCGGGTGATCTCGTGTGACTCCAGCGCCAGAACGTCATCCTGCTCGATACTCCGAGCACCCGCGCCGGGCTCGATGACCTCGACGAAACCGCCGAGGTCCTGCGACTCCGCGTTGAACGTGTAGGCGTAGCCCTCCATGCTGCCCGGACCGGCGGTATCACCAGTGCGCGGCGCGAGCGCAACACGCCCCAGGGTGGTGCGGCTCTCTCTCGTCATCACTTCCCCCCCGTCGCGGTTTTAAGGCTCACCATAGCAGCACCCTGCTCCCGTTCCTTGGTCGTGATCGACCGCAACTGATAACGGGGGGCGGCCCCGTCGCCGTTGGGCAGCGGGGACATCTCCTCGCGTGCCCGGACTTCGTCCGCGGTCATCCACCCGTAATCCAGGGCGGACTGGTAGGCCACAACCCGCTCCTGGAACGTCCCCCGCTGGACCGCATCCAGGTTCACCACCGCGTAGGCAGTCGCATTCGGCAGGTTCGTCCCGGTCAGCAGCAGCCGCTTGATCGCCAGCTCCAGTCGGTAGACCCAAGGACGCAGGGAGTAGACAACGGTCGCCTGCCCCTGCTCGGCCAACCCGCTGCCCCACGACGTGGACCCGGACGCATCACCCAACAGGTGG